ATCCGCCCTGACAGTGGCCCCTATGCGCCCGCCCGCATTCCTGTTGTTCAAAACAACCCGGCGTATCTCTGCCTTTCGATCAGGGTCGGTAATGTTCAGCTTGACGCAGATGTCCTCCCAGCCAAGTCCGCCGTATGGCTCGAATGAAAGGTTTTTCTGCATCGTCCCTACTCCGCTGCCATCGGCGTGGAGGCGCGATACAGTTTCACAAGCTGATCAACAGTTGCCGCAACTTCCGCCAGGAACTCGCGCACCTGGCTCTCGAGTTCTGCGATAATCACCGGATCACGCTCAACGCGGCGCACGTGCAAACGCATCTCGTCAGGCCAGCGCGGATCGTAGCTCACGAAGTCGCACCACTGTCGGCCGGTGCAGGCCATCTCCCACTGCATTTGCTTGATATAGCCGCCGTCGATAGACGCACCGAGCAACGTCGCCATGTGGGTGTGCTGGTCTGGGCATTTGAATTGCGCTAGTCCGTCACCATCAACCAGAGCATCAGGTGAGGCGCACGCCATCTCAATCGTTGGATGAAGCACCAGCCCAACCGTCTCAATCTTCCGGCTGTAGACAAAGCCGTAGAACTCGCGCGCTTCCGGCTCAAACTCGGTCCCACGCTCCATGCTGGCGCTCTTGAATGAGTCAGTCAGTTCGCCAGTCAAGCGCTCCGCTGCAAGGCGAGCCATCAGGCGTTGCCGCGTGATGCCCCAGCCTTTGCCGCTCCGGTCACGCGCTGTGGCGTCTGCCACCATCGACGCACCGACTTTACCAAGCCGCGCTAGCCGCCATTCGTCGGAGCCTTGAACCACATCGACCGTTCGCATAGCGCCCTCAGTAGTTGATTGACACGGCTGGTATCTCGCCAGCAGCAATCAGCGTCACGACGCGCTTAGCAGCGTCCTCGTCGAAGCCGTGGCCGACAAAGGCAGACAACGCCATGCGATTGATCGTTGCGCGGTGTTCGCGGTCGGCTTCACGCTTGGCCTTTTCGGCAAGCTCGCGCCGCGCTGCTTCCTCGACTTCGGCCTTGGCCTTGGCTGCCGCTTCGACAGCCCGCCGCTCTGCCGCTTCAAGCGCTGCCTTGTGCTCACGATCTTTGCGTGTGGCTTCCTCTTGGGCTGCACGTGCTGCACCCTCTGCCTTGGCACGCTCTGCCGCCGCCGCCGCTTCTGCCGCTCTTCGCTCGCGCTCTTCTGCATCACGCTTGGCTTGCGCCTCACGCTCGGCACGCTCCCGCTCAGCGGCTTCCGCACGAAGCCGCGCCAGTTCGGCCGCTTCCGCTTCGCGCTTTTCCGCCGCTACCAAGGCCGTTTCCAGCGCTGCTATGGCTTTGTCCTTCAGTTCGGCAGCAGCGCCCGTGTACTCGTTCCACCGATCTTCTGTGATGGCTTCCGCCTTCACTTCGGAAAGCCGATCGCGGATGGCTTCACATGACCGCTCCTGCCGGTCGTCAATCGTGCCTTGCAGTTCGGCCAGATCAGCCTTGATGCGGTTGACGCGCGCTTCCTCGGCCGCTTCCCAATCCGTTAGCGGCTTGCGAACCTCGTCTTTCCATGCGTCCAGCGTATCCCGGATGCGCTTGCGGGAAGCGTCGATCTTGTTCGGGATTTCCTTCTGCGCCGCGACCAGTTCTTTGCCGACGCCATCGAGGTACGTTTTAGACTGCGCCACTTTGTAGGCGATCGAGGCGATGGCCTTGCGTCCTGATGCCGTCGAAAGGTCAGGCTTAAACTCGTCGATCTGCTGGCGGATGCGCGCCAAAATCGGATCGATCATCGCTGGCGTTGTGAAGATTTCCAGCGCGTTTGCCTTAGGGATCGTGACGAGTTGAGTATCGGTTGAACCATCAGCCATTGCGCTGTTTCCTCATAAGAGAAATCTTCGCCGTCAACTTCGATTTGATCTCGTCGCGCTGCTTTCCGGTCAGGTCTTCCAGCGTTTCGACGGAGTAGTGTTCAAGTATCGCTTTGGCATCTGTCTTGCTGTCCACGATCAGCTTGTTGATGTCCGCCAGCGTTGCAATGCTTGGCTTGTCTTCGGCCTTATTGCCGTCGTCGTCCTCGCCGCGAGCCACGATGTTGAGCAGCGCAAATGCCGTGTAGCGCTTGCCGTAGCTCACACTCGAGCCCCAGCCTTGCAGGTTGTTCTTCGCCCCGCTGTCGTCGATACCCAACGACATCGACGTTTCTTCGCTGTGCCCGTCACGGTGGCCGAGCACCGCCGTCACCTCGACGCGCTGCTCCTGTTTGATGCGGAACGACAGGGAGAAACCATGCTTCGCCAACACCGGCGCGATGGCCTCAACAACATCTTCCCACTTGGCGTACTTCGTTGGCTTGGCGGCCTGCTTGGTCCCGCTCTCGTCTTTGGCGCGGCGGGAAATGGAGCCGTTCTTTTCGATGACAGGAAGTTCCGGCTGCATCGCCGCAAGAGATGCAAGATAGGCCGACTTAGCACGCTGCGCGTTAACCCGCTCATGCATCTGGTACAGCCGTTCCATTTTATCGATATCTACATTCGGATCGCGCGCTGCACGTTCGATCATGCTGATCAGCGCAGCAGACTCGCCGCCCTGCACTGGTGCGGTCAATTCCGCGCGCTGCTCTAGCTTTGCAACATCACCGCTCATGGCATCTGCTCCAGATCGTCAACAATCTCTGCGCTCATCGTCATCCACCGCTCTTTTGCGGCGTCGTATTTGGCGCGCTCTTCGGCAAGTTCACGCTCAGCATGGCGGATTGTCGTTTCTGCCTCGGAGATCGCTTGCGCTTTTTTCTGCTCTGCATGCGCGATGCGTGCCTGGATGTCGGCAATCACGCGCTGGTGCTGTTTGCACTCGCGCCACGTGCCGTGAAGTGCCGGCGGCGGAAGGTCTGGATCATGCGGCGCAAGCGAGACGACGTTGCCAGTGCTTGGCACGTTGTCGAGAAGCTGGGAGCGAATGCCTTTGAACATCACTTCCTCCGCTCTATCCACCAATCGACAATCGACGGACCTGCCACGACGCCGATTAGCACGAGGCAGGCAATCAGCACTGACAGTTCAATCCACGTCGTCATCTGCATCCCCATTGATCCACTGAGCAGTCGTGGCCTCGATCAATCGGAGGCGGCGTTATGGGAGACAGAGCGATCACGAGTAACCCGCTCCCGGCGATGGCGATCGTCCCGAGGCTCCAGCTTGCGCTTTGGAGAAAGCGCGTAAACCTGCCGAGTAAGCCGGAAGATTTCTTTCTGCTGCAGCTCGCATCTGCGCTTGAGGAACGGCGTCTCACGGGCCGCTTTTTCGAGTTCAACATTCCGCGCCCTCAGTTCCTCAAGTTGGCAGATCAGCCAGCCGGTCTTGTTGTTCGGCACGCCACAAAACTCCACGATGATTGTCAGGAAAGAGATGGAGCCGGGCAGCAGCGCTACCCCCGCTGCTCACGCGCAACCCGGCTCCGCTTCAAGCGGCGTAAGACACGCCGTTGAAACCCACGCCCATGACGGGGCGGCTGTGTTCGCTGCGCTCTTTTCGCCAGAGACCGGCACGGCTCATAATCTCGTCGCGGTCCTGGATCATTGCGAGGTCGGCGGCGTGCCAGAGCCCGCGCTCGATACCGCGCTTGTTGTTCGATGCCGTGATCCGAAACGGTGCCCGCTGGCGCTCCACGTCTTGCACGATGACCGTGTGCAGCTCGCCAGCTTCGGTAATCTCGAGTTCAACTTCGTATTCGTCGGAATATCGGACGATCACGTCGGTATCGTCGCCGCGGGTGGTCCACTCAGGGACGCCGTAAAGGATATAGTTGCGTACCGACCTCATGGCGCGCGCTCCCCGACGATGGCCTTGCAGCGGCTCCAGACCTTGGGGTCGTCGGTCGTGTCGCGCAGGATTGAAATCAGTTGGCGGGCCTCGGATGACACCGCCTGAGGCGGAGCTTGCATCTGCGCCAAGTGCGCTGCGTTGAGCTTGTGGAACGTGCCGAAGAATGCAGCGCGTCGCCGTTCGTCCGCGTCTGCTTGTCGATCTGCCATGGTCATTGCC